AATATGCCCATATTTTTACTATAATTGCCCCCACTATACCAACCCCTAACTATAATTTAAGTATCTTTTTCCAATGATTATAATAAGATACTGCTTCATCTGTTCTGTCTACTACGGCTTTATCCTTATACCCTTCATTTTCTAATTTATCTTTCCAAGAAGTTTCTCCAAACATTCTCACAGCTCTATACATAGCCTTTCTTTTTAGAAACCCTACTCCTAGCTCCTTCATAATGTGTAGAAAAATTTTATCAGATAAGGTTCTGTTTAACCCTGTGTTATTATATTTACTATAAAAAAAATCATGAATAACAGCAGCTGGAGTATATTTTCCAAATGGAGGGAATATAGTCCAAAATGAACGAGGGACTGAAGCTAGATCTGTTATAAAGCCTTTGGGTACAGTAATTCTGTACCCATTAACTTCATAAATATAATCCTGGAATAACTCGTATCTTTTTCCATCATAAAGTGGATGTGTCACTAGTTTTGTTATCTCCATTATCTTTCCCCTCTTTTAATTTTTTAAAAATTGGTTGTAGTTCTTTTACTACTGCTTCTATTGTATTTTCATTTATAAATATTCTTACATGTGCAGGTAATTTAGAAACAAATTCTTGAACTGCTTTCTTTTTAAGTCCTCCAAGACCTTTGCCTTGTATAGCTAATTCTTGTTTCATTACTTCATTTCTTACCTCATTAGTTGCCTCTTCTTTTCCTTTATATCTCCAAGACAATATGAAATAAGTTGCTACTGAAAATACATACCCTAAAACTTGCCATAATAATTTTTTATCCATAATTAAAAACCTCCTAAATTTTAATACTATTTATAAAATCAACTATAAAATGTGCCATTTTTCTTACATCTTTAAATTTACTTGCTTCTTCGTTAGTTCCGAAGAAGGGTTCAACCAAAATATAAGTACAATTTGTATTGCATATTCCATAACCTCCTCTCGTTTTGTAATCATTAATGAGGATTATCCCCTCTGTTTCTACTGTCTTTTCTATCATTACTTCCTTACCATTTTTATCTATTTTCTTTTCTTTTAATTTGTTCCATTCTTTTCTTATATTGCTTCCATATTCAGTTTTTAATTTTTTCATAAAAAGTTCAGCATATTTTTTAGCTTGTTCATTCTTAAAATAAACTAAACTTTCACATCCATTTGCTTGTGGAGAAGCAGCATTAAAATGTAATTCTAAAGCTAATTCATAATTATGCTTATTAATTTCATCAACAACAGGTTTCATTTCTTGAATGTAATTTTGTTCAGCTTTTCTTGAGTAAATATCAATATTATCATCTAAGTTATTTATCTCATCACAGACATCTCTCCAGTATTCATATTCAGATAAATTTAGATATTTACTGTATGCCCCTTTTCCTCTTGGATTATGTCCAATCACTAATGCGAATTTTTTCATATTTTACCTCTTTTCTTTTTATTCCCATTTAATAGCTTCTAGTTCTTCAACAGTTTTAACTTTTAATATTTTTTTTGTTATAGCAGTGTATTTGTTTTGTGCAGTTATAACTCTTAGTATCCAAGAAAAATAAATTAAATTTAATTCTCCAAGAGGTATATCTACAACAGAATCATCTTTTAATCTCCAAGGAGTTGTTAAAGTTTTTAAAAGATTTTTTAGCTTTCCAACTTTCATTGCACCTTTTATTTTTTCTTCAAGTTCTTCAGTTATTGGTATTCCCAATGTTACTAAGGCTTGTTGAATGACACTATAGTCTTCTGTTTCTCCAGCAATGTCTAATGCCATTTTTACACGCATAAAATTAATTTCATCATATTCTTTCATTTGGAAAATCTTACCATTATGCTCATAAGAACCAAACATCTTTTCCAACAGAATTTCTCTGAACTTGTGTCTGAAAGTTCTTTTAACATCTTCCATATTTATATCCCAATTATGCGTTCCAGTATTCCAAGTATGGTAAATACTTGGTTGTGGAATAGACTTTAATTTTTTATTTTCTATATATTCTCCTGGAGCAAGTGAAATTTCTATATCCTCTTCTATAAGTTCATTTCTAGTCATTTCTCTTATAGTATTAGTTATACTATCATAAGTTGGATGCTTAAAAACTTCATTACTTTCAACAACTATATAATCATCTTTGTTTAATTCAGGATAATCTAAAAATAAATTATTTCCCATAAACTCTTTTACTTCCTTAGCTGTTAAATTTACAGTAAATTTTACTTTTGCTATTTTTTCTTTTGTATATATGTAGAACATAATTTTCTCCTTTCAATTTTGAATAGATTTTCAAATTTATAAAGAATTTTAGATTTTATTTTGTGTCTTTGAGATTGTTTTTATAATCTTTCTTAAATATAAAATCTAAGAATTTTATATAAAAAACTCTTAAAAGTACATTTTTAATTATAAAAATCTGAATAAATTTGAAAATCTCCATACTTTTTTGCTAAAAAATACCTAATTTTTTCCTTGCTACTATAAGAGTATTTCTTATTTCTGTAGCACTTGTTTTTTGTATATAATGTTTACTTGTAACTCCACTACTGCTATGATTTGCATAACTAGAAGCAAGTCCTAATCCAGCTAAATTATTAATAAGATTTATGGCTGTTTTTCTTAATGTATGTGGATATAAATCTTCTATCCCTAGTATCTTCCCTAGCTTTTTTATTCTTTGCCTAATTGCTCCCTGTGTCATCTGTCTATATTCTTTCCTATACCTTGTAATAAATAGCCATTCAGATGTAATTCCTTTTTCTTCTCTTTCTTTTAACCATAATTTAAGTAATTCCTTACACTTTTGAAAAAAGAAAGCATTTACTATATAACCTTCTTTTTCTTTAACATCTGTAAAGTATCCATTTTCCAAGTCTAATTGCTCTAATTTTAAGTTTTGAATTGCTGATATCCTACAGGCACTATCTAAGAATAGTTCCCATAAAATTCTATCTTGTAAATCATATTTTTTAGTTTCAACCTGCATATATAAACGAACAGTAAGTATTTGCTCTGTTGTTAAAAAATAGCTATTCCTTATCTTATCTCTTTCTGTAAATCTTAACCTATCCAATTTCTCTGAAAATGGATGATATTTGATTTTATTTCTTCTAACACACCAGGCATAGAATGTTGATATTGCAGTAGTCTTATTCATTAAAGTTCTTTTACTATTTCCTAAGTTCCTACAATAATTTCTATAATTTTCTATTATGCCAGGCATTTCTAATAAAGTGTCTTTACTTAATAAAAGCCTGTTTTTATAGGACTTTTGAAACCACACTAGAAATAACTTAAAATTATTACAATATGTTTTATAAGTTGTTTCCCAAGTTTCCCAGCTACTGCTTTTGCAACTGTTTAAATACTCCAAATAAATTTCCACATTTTCTTTTTTTAGATTTTCTAAAATCATTAATTGCATAATTAAACCTCCTATTTTTGATAAGTTAATTATACAATTCTTAAAATAATGGAAAATTTATCTACAATTTATAGCAGCTCAGGAAGTAATTCTGTTCTTAAATTTGGAAATTTAGTAATAGAAAATATAAGTGTTTCTGGAACAATAGGAATTAGAACAGCTACAGTAAAAACTAATTTTAAAAATATAATTTCTATATCTTTATCTCCTTATATTTCTTATGGGCAACAGGAAAATACAGTACAAGCAATTCATGATTCTAATGATTATATCATTAGAAATAAGTCATTACGTTTTTATTGTAATGGAAATCAAACTGTAGATGTTTGCATTGTTGGAATTATCTAATCATAGCTAGAGTTTAATACCCTATTGCAATGTAATTTAGTCTAACTTGAGATGTTGAGTTTTTAGCCATAACTCTAAACTTATATCTTCTATCATTTTCTGTAATTCCATTGTCAATGACGAGCGTGTCATTATTAGTTTCAGTAATTCCACTACCACTTGCTATAGGAATTACAGATATACACTTATTTGGAAAAGGTTTAGGAAAGTTTATAAATTGTCCTCTACTAATAGCATATCCACCTTGTATTAGTAAATTTCCAATACTAAGAGAATAACTGTCATTTGTAATTAAATTTTCCACAGTGGAAAATCTAATTACATTTACAAGCAATGGAAGCTATCAAAAAAAAGGTTATAAGTTTTATTCAAAAAACTCTTATACTGGGAATTATATTGATATATCTGACTCTTTCTCTAGTGTAGATTTTTGTCTATTATCTCCAGCTAGATCCGAACTTTCAGATACAGAAGCTAGATTTATAAACTATCAAGGATTTGATGGTAGGAACATTTTAATTAACGCTATGTGGATAACTGGAAATTCTTTAGAAAAAAAATATAGTCCTGTTGCCTCTAACACTCTATTAACAGCTAGTTGTATAGCTTTTGTATATGGTACTTTAAAATAAATATTTAAGTCAATTTATTAAATACATCAATAGAAATAAATTGATTTTGAGGGTCAGCCACTAATTTCAAAATATTAGTATTAATATCTAAGTGAAATTTAATACCATTAAATAAAGTATAATCGACTATATTTGTATTTGTAGAGTTATCTAAGACAACATAAAATGATACTCCTCCTGAAAATCTAATTTTAAAATAATAATCTAATATATTTCTATATGTAACATAATTTGGTAATTTTCCACTTGTACCAACTGGTACTGGCGAACCTCCATAATACATTATGTTATCTGACTTTCTTTTTAGATTTTCCACAGTGGAAAATCTAATTACATTTACAAGCAATGGAAGCTATCAAAATACTTTTAATGGCAATTTAAGCAATATTGGAATTTTTACATATCAATCAAGCTCAAGTGTAGACACGGGAAATAAAATACATATGAAGTATATAGCCCCACAAGGTTATGAAATACTTACAGCATCGGTTTTTTGGAAAGATAATATCCAAGAACCCGATTATATTGGTTTTGATTATGAAAGAACTAATACTGAAATCACAGTAGTTTACTCTACAAATAAAATGTCTCGTTCTTACACTGTAACATTATTTTGTAAGAAGTTAAATTAATTAACTTATTCATAAAAAACTCTAGTTGTAAAAATATTGAAATCAGATATATTTGAGATTATGTTTCCATTTTTTACTGAAATTTTATGCGGTTGGTAAAAATATTTACCTCTATCATTTCCTATGGTATACGTTAGAAAAGAGCCATTTAAAGTTAAATTATTTCCCAGAGCATGTATAAAACCACCTGATCTAACTCTAAAATTTGCCTTTACTAACAAATAAC